TAGTGCTGATGAGAGACGATGGTTCGGAGCAGCCTATTGAAGAGATGATCGAAGCCCCGGCAGCATCACAGGACGATCCAGAAGATACCGAGTTCCACTACAAGAGCTGGTGGAACCAGTTCCGAGGCCCCTGGCTACAGTCGGAGAAAATGACCGAGGATGAGATCAAGACAAAAGCTGACGATGCCTGGGAGTGTGGAGACTACAAGGAGATGATCAACCTGATGGCTGAGCTGATCTGCAGACTCGAAAAGAAGTAAGCTGAAGCTTATCCCTAATCACAACCCGGTTCTGCCGGGTTTCTCTCTTGGGCATCATTTGGCGAGGGCGATCAGGGTATAAAAAGGCTCGACGGCTGTATATACCTGGCTGATGCTGATAGTGATGACCACAATGTTCCCCTCGATTTTTGCATCAGCAACGTAGAGAAAGGCATCACACTGGTTATTCAGGATGACGTGGGGTAGCTCCTGGTATTCCTTATCCAGAACGTGAGTGATCATCTTATCATCGAATATGTTGGCCGGGCTGCCCTGGCTGGTGTCTCCCACTCCTTTGGTTTGATCCTGTATCTCATGCTCCAGCTTGGCCAGGTTAAGAATCTCAGGTGCAAGGTGAGTCTTGGACAGTGAGCCGTTGGCGATTTTGGGACCGGTGACCGCTCCATCCAGGATATGATTGGCATAGATGGAGTTGTTCTGGAGGCCTCTGGCATCAAGCTTGCCGATGATACAGGTCTTGCCACTGAACTGGCCGAGTGGATCTCCCAGGTTATCCCAGAGCTCGTAGAAACCGCAGTCGGCTTCATCTTCGATGCCTATCTCATAGTAGCCTGATTCATCTATGACCTCGATCAGGTTCAGTCCCTCGGCCCAGGATTGGCCAGGCCTTAGTATGCGAACATCCACTCCAGTTCTGGGCTTACGGACAGTGCCATCCATATAGTAGTAGCTGATGCCATATTTATACATGTGATCTCCTTTTTTAGGTTAGCGAAGTGACCGTCTCGTCAAAGTCGGTGATAATAATGATGCCGAAGTCGATGTAGCCGGGAGAGCCAATGTATCTCGATTCCAGGCTGAACTTGATCTTTACTGGATACTCATGCAGATCATCCGGACACTTGGGGAGTTGGCTTATAGTAACCGGGAACTGGCTATTGATAGTCCCATAAGCTGTGTATTCCAAGTATAGCCTTCCCTCACCTAAAAGGAAGCCCATCAGATCATAGTATTCATCAGCAGTGAGCACAGCCTCAAGATCAAAAGAGTCTTCCCGGTAGGCATCCCTTCTGTGGATTATGGTGGGATCATAAGCGTTCTTCTTCTCAATGCGGTACTTCTTTTGGGGATTGTATTCGACCTGGCCATTAGTACAGGTATAGTAGTGGATAGCCAGGGTGTCCCAGCGGATGAGCTTCCAGCCTTTTATAACAGCCATGCTTTCACCTTGTATTCATCTTCTTGATAGTTCCTCTCCAGTTCGGTAATGGCATAGATCTGATCTTTGATCCTGATCTTGGCCTGTAGACTCAGGTTGTACTTGTTGAGTTGATCGATGGTAACCTCGCAGCTCCACTTGGCATTGTGAAAGTCGATCAGATAGTCCCGGACATAGCCTTGAAGCTGCTTGGTATCTCCGGTGAGGACTTCCAGTGTAGTTATCTCCGGCTTCTCTTGGTTGCCTCGCTTGATCAGGAAGGAGATTACGTCCTCGTCTACGATTTCAATAATGGCAGTAGAGTAGGCATCCTTGTTCTTGAAGACGATTTGGCCTTGGGGATTGCTAAGGATTGTGGCATTATATAGCATCAACATAGCCTGGAGCGCTTTGAGGTTATCGGTGTGTTCATCGGTGTAGTTCTCATAGGCCTTGCCAGGATATAGGCGAGCCGGGAAGAGATTGCCATGAAAGTGAGCCTCGATCCAGTGATTGACGTACTGGCTACTGCCATAGCCACGACCATCCAATACTCCTCCGGAGACCAGTCCGTTATAGAGAGTGTTCTCGGTGATGCCATACTCGATAAAGAAGCCAATGAACTCATTGGAGGCATTAGCCAGTGAGGTTAGGTCGTCGACCCAGTCGGTGCGTTCATCATAATCGATCACGATCGGACAGATGTTGTTGAAGAACTTATAGATGCGGCCACGATAGCGTCCCTGGTACTTGGTAGTTGCAGGACTGGGATAGGTAGCCTTGATCACCTTCTTATAGGCAAAGACAAAGTTCATGCGGTTGTTCATGGTATCGATCTGATAGCCCCAGTAAGGACCCGGCCAGCCGGAGTTGTCATAGCTATAGGTCCAGCCATTGGTAGGATTAGGGAAAGCAAGTAGGTCATCAAAGTCGATATGGGCGATGGTGAGGGCATTGCCGGAACTGATGTTCAGGATTGGCAGGCTGAACTGATTTGAGTACGGGATGTTGATGGGAATAGTAAACTCAATGTCCTGCAGGAAGTAAGCCAGTATCCATACCGGCAGATAGCCCGCAGTAAGCGAATAGTAGTGAGTGAGATCAGAGAAGACCGAAAGCAGCTTAATCTTATCGTAACAGGTGATCTTGAGGATACCAGAACTAATGTCGAAGCTCAGTTGGGAAGTATCGATGATACCCGTAAAAAAGAGAGTGTTATCCCGGTAGACCTTGACCTCGAAGTGCGAGATATAGCGCTCATGTTCATTACTTCCGGAGAGAATGTTATCCTGTATCCAGGTGGTGGGAAAGCACTCGAAGATGAGCCTTTTTGGCTCTCTGGAGTAGTTGGAAACCGACTGCAGCTTATCGGCCGAGACAGACAGACTGATGATAGATCTATTGGTGGCGGTATCAATCAGGCTGTGCTTGACTTGGTTGTAATCGGTGGCATCGGTCTTGCCTTGAATGAAGTCGATCTTGAACAGGCTAAGCATGATCTACTTTCCTACACTTCACTGCGGATCATCTTACCGGTATCGGCTATCTCGCTTACCTTAACCGGATCGTTGGAGAGAGGATCGACATGAACGTCTATTACAGGCTTGGACTCTTTGACCGTCTGCTTAAGTGAGACGATCTCATCTAACATGTTCTCTATAAGGCTCGCCAGCCTATTCATACTGCTTCCACTGGAGATCGCTCCACCTGCGGCATAATATGAGCCCAGAGTGGCCGATAATGGCACAGCTGGAGCTGGCATGCCTGCAAAGGCAAGCTTCACTTTATCGAGGGGTGCGAAGTTGAGGAAGTCGAACAGATTCTTGCCCAGGGCCTTGACTCTGTCCTTGGCGGTGATGTACTCGTTACCTTCGGCTTCAATCAGGATGCCTCCCTGATCATGAGAGGGTCCGGTTAGGAGTCCGCCAGTGGCTTTCTTTTCGAACTTGGTGGAGGCTATCCGGTTAAGGTTGGCGATACCTGCGGCCATAGCCGCTGCTGCAGCCGCCACTGCCAGTCCGGGACCTACTACTGGGATGCCCACCATCGACTTATATGCGGCTATGGCAGAGGAGAAGGTATCAACGTAACCCTGAGCTATGGCCGAGGCTTTCCAGAGCTTGAAGCCCCGCTCAGTATCCTTATCCTGGGCAGAGGCAAAGTCCCCAAATATCTTGGAGAGTCCATTGGCTACCTGGAGTTGGTGGTTGGTTCTGAGAGTGGCAAGTGTCTCCTGCTTCTGCCTCTCGATCTCTATTTCTGTGAATCCTGCTTCTAGGAGCTTGGCTTTCATCTTCTCATAATACTGATCCAACTGGAGCAACTGCTTGCTGTAGCTGTCACCGATGTTGTCCAGATCGCGGGCATAGAACTCGTCTCTGATGTCCTGCAGTTCCTGCAGCTTAGCCCGTTCCTCATCCTGCCTCTCTTGCATTAGTTTGGCATGTCTGAGATTGACTTCGTTCAGTTGAGCGGCTATGAGTATTTGTTCCTTCTCCGGCAGGTTCTCCAGAGCCCAGGCATAGTACTCTTCCATACTGAGCTTGAGTGCATCATAGGAAGAGACTCCGAGGCTCTCCAGGTTGGAGAAATAGTCGATCTCGGCCTTGTATCGGGCTTGGACAGCATCCTTCTCTTTGGTAGCAAGGTCACTATCCTGCTTCGTCTTCCAGGTACTAAGATCGGATAGAGCCTCACGCTCAGCTTCACTGCCATCCTGGGTATAGTCCTGGATCAGGCTGAGTCTTCTCTGGTATTCGGCTTCGATCCTCTCAGTCTCTGTCTGCCTCAGCCTGGCAAGCTCTTCCATCAAGCGTAACGCTTCCCTGCGTCTGGCTTCGGCTTCAGATGCGGCTGGATTGCTTGCAGGAGAGGATGAGCCACCGCCAGAGCCTCCGGTCGAATTAAAGGCCAGATCGGGAGCATCGAGCATAGCTTGACGATAAGCATTGCCTATCTGCTGCAGATCGTTCTTGGCGGCTTGTAACTGGCCTGTTAGAGCTCCAAACTGGTTAAGGCGTCTTTCGAGTTTAAGCCACTCACCATCGTTACCGAAATAGCTGGCAGGATTGAAGCCCATAGCATTGGCATCACTGGTTTGGAACTCCCAGTCCACCGAGTTCATCAGTTCTTGCTGCCTGGCTCTGAGTTGGCTGATCTCCGGAAGCTGAGCCTCAATCTCGATCTGCAGTTCTGCGACCTTGCTGATCTGGGTATTGTACTTCTCTCCGTAGATCTCGGCTATCTTCTTCTGCACCAGGGCATCAGAAGCATTACGTAGAGCAGTTGCCAGGTTATTGTAGGCAGCGGTCTCCAGATCTATATTGCCCAGGTATTCTGAATAGTTCTCATTCAGAGACTTGATGATGTTCTTCATCTCGGTCTTATCGGCAGTGGTAAGCGAGGTGGCAGATCTAAGTTCAAGGAGTCGTCTAGCCAGCAGATTGAACTTCTCTGCTTCGACCGAGACCTGCTTCTGAGCATCCTTGATCTCGGCATTCATACTCTTCTGGGCAACGGCTACGTTATCTGTCTGCATCGAAGCTGCAGCCAGTCCGAACCCCAGTGCGGATAAGGCTCCCACCGCAATACCGATAATCCCTGCTACTGGGTTCATGGCTATCTTGAGAGCATGATAGGCCGCAGTCAAAGCAGTTACCGCAGTGGTGACCGTTCCGATGATAGGTATCGCAACTACGATCCCTGCCACGAAGCCTTTCATTACTGGTGAGAGGCTGTTATAGGCATCCATGAGCAGCTTCAGTCCCTTGAGTAGGGGATTGATCAAGGTTGTCAGCATATCACCCACGGTCTCCTGGATATCTCCCCAAGCATTGGAATTCTGCAGTCTCAGATCAGCTAGGGCTACGGCGGTGCCGCCATAGTCCTCGCCAAGCTTCTCCACCAGATAGGATACACCTTCAGTCTTCAAACGAGTATCGTCTAACTCAATACCATAGCGACCCAACATCTCGGTATGGCCATTCAGTGCCCGACCCATAAGATCAAAAGCGCTCTCAACGCTCATCCCGGTGGCTTTATTGGCTTCAGTGAAGTCTAACAAGACCGGCACAAGCAGCTGTATCTCATCCTTGTTCAACTTGAAGGTCTGGGACAGCTTGGCCATCAGTGACAGCATCTGCTCATCACCAAAGTTGGTAACGGATTGCATGGATGATGCGAAGTTAGCCATCTCGCCAGCAGCATCGCCAAAAGCAATGGAAGCCAGGGTCAGAGCCTGTCTCTGCACCAATGAGGCATCGAGCAGGCTATTCATGGACCTGACCAGACCGCTCACCACCTGGACAACACCATCGACTGCGATCTTTACGTCACGGATCGTAGCCAACGCTTGTTCAGCCGAGACCTTGACCGAGACCGGCTTCTCTACCGCAGTCTGTGCGGACACCGCCTCCTGCTTGACTTCGGCAAGCTTGAGGTTGGCATCGGTGGTTACGAGGATGAGTTTGAAAGTTAGGTCAGGCATTTTGAGATTGACACCTATGATGTTTCTTATTTGATGTTATTTATCACTTATTAAGGAGATTAATATGTCTACAACTACTCACTGGTGCGCTAAGGACAAACTTGAACATGAGGGAATAGAATACCTCGTATGTCAGAGACAACATATCAATACAATTGGAGTTGTTTACGAAACTGAATACATGATTTTTTCAGATGATAACCCTGTTAACTCACAGATTAGCGTAAAACTCAATGCTGAAGAGCTATCCATTATCGAGAGAAGTTCGATTGAATACGTAAGAATGATACAAGCCTTAGAGGCCGCAACATTCATGAGTAATTCCTAATCAACAGCTCAATCTCAGTCTGGAAAGCTCCAGACACAGAGTACTGCGTCTCGACTTCCTCAATGATGCAGCCCTTGTATAGCTTTCTGATGTAGGGTTCGTTGTTGTATGAGAGCAGGAACTTGCCCTTGATCTGTTTCAAGGTCTCAGCCTGTTCTTCATGCTGATTGAAGGCATCAGCGTCTTCCCGGTCATAGATATGCTCCTTGGTGTAGTATGGCGGGTCCAGATAGAAGAAGGTGTTGGGCGTATCGAACCTGGCTACGATCTTCTCCCAAGGCTGTTTCTCAATGATCACCTGACGCAGTCTCTTTGAGGCCTCTTTTACCTTGTCCAGATTGCGGAGTGGCATATATTTGTAGCCCTGATTGATGCAGAAGTTCTTGGAGCGTGAGCCGTAGCTGCAGGAGAGATTATAATAGAACTTGATCGCCCGTTCAAGCTCAGTCCTGGGCTCATGGTGCATGAAACTATCGAACATCTCTCTGGAGATAAGGTACTGATTCAACTCGGTAACGAAAGCTTCAGGATGCTGTTTGATATAGCGCCAGAAGTTCACTAGATCGCCATTGATGTCGTTATAGACCTCAGTATAGCGGCTCTTCTTACTGGTCTGCCAGTCTTCCTTGTTAGCACTCTTACCGAACAATATCCAGGCAGCACCACCAAAGACCTCGCAGTAGATATCATGCTTGGGGATGAGCGGGAGTATCTTCTTTCTCAGGATACGCTTACCGCCCACCCAGGAGATAATGCTGTTCATTGAGCCTCCAGCTTGAAGTTGGCGATAATCACTTCATTGAACTCAGATTTACCTTCCTTGCGGTTTATCCCTTTGGTTCTGGTAACGTGCTTGATGTCATAGCCCTTGTAGAGCTTGAGCACCTCAGGGTTGTCATCATAGGATAAAATGAACCTGCCCTTGATCTTCTTGAGTATGGCACACAAGACATCATGACTGAACTGCTTACTGTTCTCATAGGTGTACCCAAGCATGTAGGGTGGATCGCAGTAGAAGAAGTTGCTCTTGGTGTCATACTTATCGATCACCTTCTCATAGGAGAGGTTCTCGATGATCACCATATCGAGACGCTTGTGCAGTTCCTTGATGCGTTCCAGGCGGTTATACATACTGGAAGTGCCACGCTTCTGAGATGTGCCGAAGCTGTCACCCTTACTGCCGAAACTCCTGGTGATCAGATACATGAACCTGGCAGCCCGCTGTATCTCAGTTAATCCTTCCTGCTTGAGGATATCGCCAAAGAGCTTGCGGCTGGCTACCAACCAGTCCAGTTCCCTGATCAGCTCATCGGGATGGTACTTCACCTGCATGAACAGGTTTACCAGGCGGTTATCGAGATCGTTATAGACTTCCAGATCGCCCCACTTGTCCTTGTAGAGGAGCATCCAGGCAGCCCCACCAAAGGGCTCGATGTATCCTTTGATGTCCATGGGAACGTAGGGAGCGATGACCTTTCTCAGGAGACGTTTACCGCCTATCCAGCCGATGATCGCATCCATCAAACATCTCCTTTGGGGTCGGTGATACAGAGCCGCAGATACAGCTCAGGTAGTGTGAGAGACTCGAAGTCTTCATTGGTGAAGCCCAGCTTTCTGAGGATCATTTCGAACCTCTCGAAGGGGTATTTGGAGACGCCGTTACCGCCAATCCGAAACTCCCGAGCCAACTTGCGAACCTCTCTTTGTTGGCTCTGATATAGACGAAAAAAGCGGAGATATGCTCCAGTGCTTCCAGTGCATCCATCTCGTCGGGATTTCGCCCGGATAGTATCAATATGAGCTCTTTATCCACTTCAGATTCAGAGATCAGTTCAAGCAGTTCCACCTCAGAGACCTTGGCTACCTTCCCTGAGAGGAAGTCCTCAAGCTTGAGCTTCAGAGTCTGGTTTGAGATTGTGAGGCAGAGTATTTGCCGTAGTTGGCTGTAGCTGAGTTGGGGTTCCTTGTGCATAGAATAGTCCTTTTCTTATTTCCCAAAGAACATTTCGAGGGCAATGCCCAGTAAGAGCAGGAATTGCGAGGTGGAGACGGTTAGCAGTATCTTCATGTTCGTCTCCACTCTCGCCATTCTGGTTACCAGTGACTTATTGCTGTCACCATTGCCATAGATCTCCTCGTGAACCGAATCGATTTTCTCTTTGATCTCAGGTTTGCACTGGCAGTCCATAGCTGTTCCTTGTTTCAGAGTGTAATTGCGCAGGGATGTGATCCTATACTCCCGGAGGGATATCCTTGAGCAGGTAGATCTTATCGGAAGTGATGCCTGAGAACTCGGTGGAGATAACCACGGAGAACAGGCCGTCCGCCTCGCCAGACCAGTCCACGGTCCAGCGCAGTCCGGTGAAGATCACTACCCGGTCATAGTCCTTGGAAGTGACCACGATGGTGGTGTCCTTGCTCATGAACAGGGTGCTCTCCAGGAAGTTCTTCTGCTTGGTGGAAAGCCCGGCGATGTTGAGCTCCACAGTAGAAGTACGCTTGCCCGGAATGGTATAGTTCCTGGTCTTGAGCTTGGACAGTTTCGAATCGGTCTTGCCAGGCTTCTCGGCCAACTCGCCCAGGAGGTCGAAGTTGGTGGTCAGCTCTAGATTGACCGCAGCTTGAGTGGCATAGAGGGTGTCTATCGAGGTCGGATCGTAGGTCCCGATACCGAAGTAGACGAAATCGGCGATCAGGACATCCATCAGTTTATCGAACGATAGATCAGTCTCAGCCATGTTAGTGGGATAGGTGGGCTGTGAGATGGGAGTGGGCATCAGAATACTCCCTTAATAGCCTTCCCAATGCTGAAGAGCCATTTACGGTTATGGAATACGTATTCGATGGCTCCTCCGATAGTGCCGAAGATCTTCATGACCAGGCTAGCCTGCTTAGCAGGTAGAGCTTTGGTTGCCCTCTCTACTGCCAGTTGCTTCTTGGCATAGTCATCCAGGTCCTTGGTGGCAGGGTTGATCTTGATATCCTGGATGATGTCCAGGATGATGGCCAGAGCCGAGTTGACCTTGGCCTTGTCGATCAGAGTTCCGGTAGTGCGGGATATGATCCAGACTACCAGAGCTGAGACCAGGCCGAGGATAAACTCCTGATTGGCGAAGATGAAGTCCATAGAGTCTCCTTGTACTCGCTTAGGTGGTTAACTTGAACACTTTCACGAAGCCGGAGATGTAGGTGATCCCGGGCCGGATGCGGATATACCAGTGATACTTCCAGTCGCTTCCGTGGTGTTCGACTTTGAGTTCGGCATCGGTACGATAGCCGATAATGATAAACTTGGGCAGGCCGCCGATGATGTAGTCATCAGCCATGAGACGTGGCTTGACCGGAATACCCGCAAAGGACACGTTGCCTCCTTCGAGCAGCAGCCTATCTCCAGCTCCGGTCTCACGTTTGGCGAGTTCGGCCCGGATGCGGATCAGGTCCTTATGCGAAACATAGAACTTGAAGTTCTCCTGCTCTTCTAACATCTCATCGGAGAAAGCTAGGAGAGCCGCTTCGAAGCGCTTAGCCCAGTCGGTGTAGGTGGTCTTGGAGAGGTTTGTGACGTCGGTGGCGGTAGTCGCTAACTTGATCACCCCATCCAGTGCCTTGAGCTTGGCAGTGGTGGATACTCGATCACCCTTGAACAGCAGTAGGCGGATAGCTTTTTCGGTCTTCTTGGCGATGTGGTTCTCCACATAGGCTCCGAAGGCATCCTCACCATACTTGTCCTTGTAGAACTCGACCACGTCTCTGCCGAGGGTGAACTCGGCATTGAGTATCCCCGTAGGGACAGACATATCTGCAGTGGATACGTTCTGAGCCGTCAGAGCACCATCCAGGCTATTCTTGAAGACCAAGTCATCGATCAAGCCGACGTCGATCTTCTCGTCCTTGAGTAGTGGGATGATCGAGATGTCGGAGAGGGTATCTCCGGGCTGGCTGCCAATGACCTCATCGATGAACAGACTCGTGGTATTGGCATTGAGGATATTCATGGCTTTCCCGGAGTCCACGTCGGAGATGCCTTTGTATATCTCCCGGTGGCTGGCCTTGACCACGATCTTGTTACCATCGATCATGACTTCCCGGTCAGTGGCTGCCTTGTTATCGTCAGGCTCACCGGGGATGCTCTTGGAGATCGCTCTGCTCATGTTTACTGAGAGGTCTTTCAGGCTCTTTTCGATGCTTTTCAGAGCTTCACCCATCAGAACGTTGGCGCTTCCCTTTTCCAGTTCGCCCACCTTCTCACTGATCGCGGTAATGCCCTTCTGCATCTCGCTGTTGTTGTTCTGCTCGGCTACCTTACGTAGCGAGTTGAGTTCGTTCTTGATCTCGGTCAGGCTGGCTTCTGTACCACCGAAGTCATCGGCTTTGCCATAGATCGAGACTCCATTGAACTCGCCTTTCTCGACCTTCTGCCAGAGATCTGAGTTGAGATCTTCGCACTTCAGGACCTGGACCCAGGCTCCCACCTTGGTATCGGGGAAGTGTTCCCGGTCACTGGTCTTGAGGATGTAGTTCTCGACCACGCTGAACTCCGGGACCGGATGCATATTGTGATTGACGTCATTTCGGCCCATCAGGCCATGTCTGGCGAAATGATCGCAGGATTTCTGCACCTCTTCACGGGAGTAATAATCTCCCTGGCTATCGTGGATATTGGGCTCCATCAGAGTGACATAGAGCCGGCCCTGGGTGCCAACCGTCTCGCTCTTGAACTTGGTGGAGTTGATCTTGTGTTCGTAGCTTCTGCCTGAGGCATTCTTGACTACGAAGCCCTTCTGGTTAGCCGGGTTCATCTCGTCAAAGAGGAGCGAGACTAACTCGACCTCCACATTGCGAAGCTCTCCCTTGCTGATAGTCTTGGTTCTGTGTTTCACTATACCTCCTTGGCAAGTGCTGGTAGTTGATTGGTTTAAATCTCTCATTATTGACCTCCGAAGTTGCGATTCTGCATGAAGAGCTGATCATCAGCAGACTGCATGGCTTCTGTAAGGTTGCCAAAATTGAAATCCTCCGGCTTCACTTTCCAGCCGAAATCGAAGTTGAATTCATTGGCTAGGGTAAGCGCCAAGCGGTTCTGCAGCGGTTTCACTACGAAGTGGTAGAACATCAGCATATCACTCTTGTTATCGCCACCAAGTTGACCTGGGATAAGTTGTGAGACGATCCTGGCCGGAACCCGGTGATAGGCGAAGATACCCTCTCTCAGGTCCTTCTTAAGACTCAGGAAACCGCCCTCTCTGTCCTGCTGACGCAGTGGTTCGAGGCGTATCTTCACATCCCGGCTCTCGCTTTCTATCAGCACTGTGGAGTGGCTCTTGGCATTGCCTTTGACCTCAGTGAGTGCTTTCTCGATCTCGGTATAGGCATCGGTCAGCACTTCATTACCTAACTCATCAATGATTGTACCATCACGTAAGGTGCCACCCTCCACGATCACGAAGTAGTCGATCATCAGGCCGTTCTTGAAGTTGTTGTAGTCGAAGGTCTTGATCTCGGAGAGTATCTCGATATTGATAGCTATCGGCAGACAGGCTAAGCCCCAGGCGTTGGACCTATGCGTACTTTTCTTGATATGCACTATATCAGCATAGGCGAAGTCCTTCTTCTGGTTGTTTTTCACTTGGATGTAGTTAGGTCGAAAGAAACCAAACTCGTCATAGCTCTCGACTATCTGCACTTCCGAGGGAAGCATACGTTCCAGCCCCATCCACTGGCCTTGGGCGTTACGCATCTTGATCAGGAAGCCATTTCCACAGGCCAGATAGAACTTCATCAACTCGGCCAAGATAGTGGTCTGGTCTTCACAAGCCGGGAACTCGGCAGCTTCCATCCAAGCTTTGACCTGGCTGTTCTTGCAGTCGAACTGCATAACGGTGGCCATAGTCAAGGCATCGATGCAGCCGGAGTGGTACTCGTCGGTATCCAGGAGATTGAGCAGGTTGCTCATCGAATAGGGTTGAGAGACTACTTTCTTGGTCTCGGCTGCCTTGGATACTAACTGCTTCCCGATCCTATGATACTTGGATAGATCTATAGGTTCCGGCTTGTACTTGCTCTCCAAGAGATCAGTAGCAGAACTGATAGCCAGGTTAGAACCGCCCAGCCGCATCACTCTCATGCACCGGCTCCTGTTCCTGCCTTCAGCAGGTCGATCTTGGCGATCCTGACCAATCGGGTGCCATCCACTCTGGAGGCGTAATATTCTATACTGGGCAAATCCCGGTTCAACAGATGCTGATAGAAACTCCGGAACTTTTCTTTGAGAGCGTAGAGATCGGTATCCGGATCGATTACGTTCTGGGCATTGACGATCAGGAAGACCGTCCAGGCGATATCGGTGTCCACATACTGCCTGGAAGTACCATGCTTGCCTGTTTCCGAGTCGAGTATCAGGATGGCGCAAGGCAGGACTTTTGGGATGTTGTCCTTGTTGTAAAGCACCTCGGTAATGTCTGATAGCTTTAGAGCATCGGTTATGCGGGAACGCTCGGACTGAAACTTCTCAAATGCCGTCATAGACTCACCTCGATGCTGTTCAATTGCTGGTATATCCACTGCTCCCGGTTTGAGATAACCTCAGCAAAAACATTACGGGCGGCGATGCCTTCCCGCTTGATCTTGCCCCTGATGAGATAGGCGATCTCGGCTACGGTCAGCAGCTTCCCTGTCTCTTTATCATTCCAAGACAGGTGCTTGCGTTCGACCCAAGCGATAAGCGGAGCGATCGGCGTCCAGGAAGGCACCTTACCGCCCAAAACGAAAGGCTCATGACGAACATTCGAGCCTACTCGCAGGATCATGGCAGTATCGGTGGTCTGCAGCAGATAGCCGGTATTGCCGTAGAAGTCACCCTTGTCATATATCTGCTGTGCCAGTATCTCCTTGCGAGACTCGGCATCGATGGTCGAGCCGATCAGGTGCAATCGGCTCTCCAGGGCGGCATAGATAGCCCGGTAGATCTCGATCATAAGTTCATCCTGGCTTGTATAACTATCAGGCATCAGATTACTCCCACACTGATAAGACGTGGCTGTCTGGGTTTGAGTTCATTCAGGCGATCCAGACTGGCTGGATTGAGATAGGCTTGCAAGATGGTAAGAGATCTCAGTTCAAGATTGGCTTTGAAGGCGTCTATTTCGCTCCCTGTGAGCAGTTCGGTGGCGGACTGGTCTAAACCTACGGTCTTGACTATGCCCTCGCCCAGGGTCTTTAAATTGAGAAACTCGGCAGTAGAGTGCAGCATCAGGAAACAGAACCCAAAACGAAAAGAAACGAGAAGAGGCTCCTCTTCCGGCAGGTCATCGTGCGTTGCCCGATCGTAATGTTCCTGCAACACCAGTGAGTGGATCGCCTCCAATACCAATCCCTGATGCTCCCTGAAGATGCCATTGTTGGACATCTCCTTGGGCAGGTTGAGGATGGCGAGCATGGCGTCCGTCTCGACTGGGAGTGGAATCACTTGCCCTTCCTCATCATCTCGGAAAGCTCAATTGCTCTAATCCCCACTTGCTTCGCCCACTTGGAAGCAAGCATGCCGTTAGCAGCCCGTTCCCAATCTCCGGCACCGATGAAAGCCAGGGTGTTCTTGAAGCCCATGAGACCTTTGATTCCCAGGTTGAAGCACATGTTGAGCAGTACCGACTGGCGAATCTCATCGAGTTTATTGTACACATCAGGTATCTCATCGATCAGCCACTGCTCGCAGTCTTGGATATCTCTCTCTAACATGGCATAGGCTTCTTTCTGGGTTATACCTCGGTCATAGAGATTGCGGCCAATACCGATGGTCAGTTTACCTGCTGTGCAGCGATATGGCTTCAGCCGCAGACCTTCATGTCTGATTAACTGTGCCTTGATTCGATTCAGCAATGACTCGGTCATGCATTCTCCTTGTACCAGATGTGATCAATGATCCAGTGCCAGGAAAGCACTACCCTGTATGCTGACAAATACGGATGGGCGAGGATGAGACAGAATTTTGGATTGACAGAATATGCTTTCGCAGATAATTGAGGAAAAGGCAATTACCATGAAGAGGCACCAATGAAAGAAACTGTTAGAAGTATCCTGAAGTTGTTAGAACAGAGAAGGTTTAGAAATGAACAGCATGTTCGTTTTTCACTCGTGGCAAGAATCTGTGAAAAGCTAAACTGGGATATTTGGAATCCCTATGTATTCGATACAGAAGACCAAACAGATAAATTTACCCAAGATGTTGATGGGAAAAGTACTAGGGGCAAGATTGATATAGCTCTTTACAAAACGACTAAGAATGATAGAACTGCCCATATCTTTATAGAAGTGAAGATGGTGGGGGAATTGGTAAAGAATATTCAGAAGTCTCGTGATCAGTTAGAACAATATAGTTTAAAAATCAGTCCTCCACTCAGCGTTTTAACTGATGGAGTTCGTTGGGAGTTCTTTTTAAACTGCTTGAACACCAAAAAAGGGAAGTACGCCGAACGTTTAATCAATAGCTTTGATCTAAGCGAAGATAATTTGGACGCTAAATGTGCTATTATCAATTGTCTTATGAACTCATCAGTTACAAAGACAGCTTTGGAGGCTCTTGGTAGGAAAATGAGAAAAGAGTTCAAGATAATCCAAAACATTACAGACGTCAAACAGCAGGCCATCAGGGAACATCCGGATGATTCAATAAAACAGATATATGCCGCTCAAGAAATGATAAGGCATAAACACCAAATCAGCATTCCCTTAAAAAAGCTAGGAGAATTATGGAATATTAGACTAGCACTCGGGGGCTTGATGGATGTGGTAGTTAATAATAAATTTAGCCCTGGTGTAAAAAACGACGTACTCCAAAGCTATACTGGGATGTCCATTGTAGAAATTTCAATCAAAAATCAAGAAGTAATCAAGGTCTCAGGTTGTGCTGGACTCAAGAAAGCTGTTTATAACTTCATTGTATCTGAGAAAGCTATGTTTACACTCAAGGACAACAATGTTTCTGTAGGCATCCACGAGGAAGCATCTCAACTAAGGAAGCCGGTTCAATTGGTTGATGGAAGATATATAGAAGGGAATCTTTCAACCGATGGTGCCGTAAAACAATGCTGGCAAGCACTTGAAGAAGCTGGTTTTCTTAAGAGTGATCTTATCCTGGGATACAAGTAAAAGGTAATCAGAACATTATGGCGACTCAATCTCACTCGCAAATCGCATCTTTCATTTGGAGTATCTGCAATCTCCTGCGCGGACCCTATAAACGCAATGAATACCGCAAAGTGATCCTGCCGCTCACTGTCATCCGCCGCTTTGACTGCATACTTGAACCCAGCAAAGACAAGGTGTTGGCGGAACTGCCCCACCTCTACGGCAAATCTGACAACATCATCCATGCAAGCCTTATTCGCATCACCGGAGTGCCTTTCTACAACAAATCCCGGCTTGATTTCCGCAAGCTGCTGGACGATCCCAACCAGATCACAGTGAACCTCCAGAGCTACATCAACGATTTCTCCCCCAATGTGCAGCGTATCATCGAAAAGTTCAAGTTCTCGGAGCAGATCAGCAGCCTGGCGGAGCACAACCTGCTTTTCCTGGTGCTGCAACGCTTTGTGTCTGATGAACTCGATCTCTCGCCCCAGGCTGTGGATAATATGCAGATGGGACTCATCTTTGAAGAACTGATCCGCGTCGGGGCTGAGCAAGCCAATGAAGAGGCCGGAGAGCATTTCACGCCCCGGGAAGTGATCAAGCTGATGGTTAATCTGCTGCTCAGCCCGGAAAGCGACCTCAGCAAAAGCCATGTGGTGAAAACGATCTATGACCCTGCTTGCGGGACAGGAGGCATGCTCACCGCCGCCGAGACATACATCAAGGAACTGAACCGGGACGCCAAACCCGTGCTTTACGGCCAGGACTGGAACAATGAATCCTACGCCATCTGCTGCAGTGACATGCTGATAAAAGGGGAAGACTCTGAAAACATCAAAAACGGTTGCTCCTTTGAACAGGATGGCTTCCCCACCGCAAAGTTCGATTATATGCTGGCCAATCCACCCTTTGGCGTGGAATGGAAAAAGCAGGAAAAGACCATCAAGGACGAGTTTGAGGCCCTGGGCTATAATGGTCGCTTCGGTGCCGGCTTACCCCGTATCAATGACGGTTCTCTGCTCTTCCTGCAGCACATGATCTCCAAGATGCGACCAATTGAGAATGGAGGCAGTAGGATCGCCATTGTCTTTAATGGTTCACCCCTCTTCACCGGAGACGCGGGAAGCGGAGAAAGCAATATCCGCCGCTGGATCATCGAGAGCGACTGGCTGGAAGCCATCATCGCCATGCCGGATCAGCTTTTTTACAATACCGGCATCAGCACCTATATCTGGATCATCACCAATAAAAAGGAAGCACCCCGGCGGGGCAAGATCCAGCTCATCGATGCCCGGCTATTCTATCACAAGATGCGCAAAAGCCTGGGTAACAAACGCAATGTGATCGGGGATGGAGAAGATAACCGCCATGACCATATCAGCGAGATCACCCGCATCTATAGCGACTTTGTCCACAACCAGAGCCGCAGCGTCCAGGCTAATGGCGAACCTCAAACCGCCATCGTCTCCAAGATATTTGATAATAATGACTTCGGCTATTCCAAGATCGTGGTGGAGCGCCCCCTGCGCCTGAATTTCCAGGCCAGTAGCGAGAGAATCGCCCGGCTGGACAGCAGCAAAACCTTTGCCAACCTCGCCGAAAGCAAGAAGAAAGACCCCATCGAGCGTCAAAGTGAGACTGAAGCCGGTATGAGGCAACAAGTTCAGATCAAAGACTTGCTCTACACTCTTCCAGGTGATACCCTTTACCAGAACCGGGTAGAGTTTATCCGGGCTGTGGAAAAAGCCGCACAAAGTGCCAGCGTGAAGCTCGCCGCCTCTGAACTGAAAGCCATCCTGGAAGCTCTCTCTGAGCGTGACGACACTGCCGATATCTGTACCGATGCCAAAGGTCGGCCGGAGCCCGATACAGAGCTGCGGGATACGGAAAGCGTCCCCCTCAAAGAAGATATCGAAGCCTATTTCCTGAGGGAAGTGCTGCCTCACGTGCCAGATGCCTGGATCGACCACTCCAAGACCAAGATCGGCTATGAGATACCGCTCAACCGGCATTTCTACGTCTATCAGCCACCCCGTCCGCTGGATGAGATCGAAGCGGAAATGAAGGCTCTGGAACAGGAAATAGCAGAGCTTTTGGGAGGTTTGTAGCTTGATCTTGTTAGTTGATGTTGTTTCTGAAGCTGGTAATCTTATCAAAGACAACCTTGGGAATTTCATAACTTTAGGGGCGTTATGCGTGGCATACCTAGCCTTTAGGATTTCAAGTAAGTCTTTCAAAGAGCATAATCGGCCATATATCACTGCCAATATTGAGAAAGGTGATTCACCCTATCATATATATCTGATTATTCGAAACAATGGTATCAGAGGCGCCCAGGATGTCAGCATAAAATTCAATCCCCCCATAAAATCTCAGGTGTTTAAAAACCAGCCGGAAATAAACGATATTTCTGAATGCTTCTATGCTTTCATCGCTCCGCAACAAACCATTAAAAGCACATTTGACCTCACTCTGCATAGATTCGCCGAAGGCGTGGAAAGCGAAAACAAGATCAATATTGATATAAGCTATAAATGCGCAAAGAAGACCTATAAAGATAAGTATCTTATTGATATAGATTACATCAGACACCTGATCGGCCCCAAAGAAAGTGATGTCAAAAAAGGGTTTGAACAGCTCGATAAAACACTGAATAAACTGGTCAAAAACACGGAAATGATAGCGGAGAGCGTTAAGAACGATGCAAAATAACTACAAGAACAAAGACAGCGGGATCGAGTGGCTGGGTGAGGTGCCGGAACACTGGGATATCCAGAAAGTAAAGCATGTAGCAACTTATTCGGTTAGTAATGTAGATAAAAAAACGCAGGAAGGGGAAACACCAATCCGCCTTTTTAACTACACCGATGTTTACAATAATGAATATCTAACAAATGATATGGAGTTAATGGCAGCATCGGCGTCTCAAGGGCAGATAGATAAATTTGTAGTTCATATTGATGATGTTCTAATCACGAAGGATTCGGAAGATTGGAGGGACATCGCAAAACCAGCATTAGTCAAATCTAGTGCACCAGACATTGTGTGTGGCTACCACTTAGCTTTGATAAGGCCAAGTGATTCCAAAACTGATGGAAAGTTTATCTTTCGGTTGCTGCAGTCCACACTGATTAACCAACAGTTCCAAATCAACTCAAACGGTGTAACGAGATATGGATTACCTAAATCGGCTATAGGTGAATCACTGATTATATTGCCACCCAATATAGAACAACAATCTATCATTCAATACCTCGACCGGGAAACAAGCCGGATAGATGCTCTGATCCAGAAGAAAGAGAGATTGATCGAAATGCTGAAAGAAAAGCGAATCGCCCTGATCACTCAGGCCGTCACCAAAGGTCTTGATCCCAATGTACCAATGAAAGACTCCAGGATTGAGTGGATAGGCGAAGTGCCGGAGCATTGGACTCATGTTGTATTGGGCCGTGTTTGTAAGATACAGGGTGGATATGCGTTTGATTCGAGTAATTTCGTTGATGAAGGATGTCCAATCGTGCAAATGAGTAATCTGAAAAGAGGGGTACTTGACCTCTCAGAAGCAAAAAAGTACCCCTATGAGTTATGTCCACGTGAGGTTAAACTTGATGAAGGTGATATTCTTTTAGGTATGTCAGGTAGTATAGGAGATACGGGAAGCCTTGGTAATTATGCTATGGTAAAGAAAAACGATCTCCCATGTTACCTAAATCAACGTGTAGGTAAACTTGACATCTCATCAAAGCTCTATCGTGGCTTTGTATATTATCTGATACAGTCTACACCCTTCTTTGAGCAAGTCCAGTTATCAGTCACAGGAACAGCACAGTTTAACATCAGTCCATCTCAATTGGGTGATATTTGGATAGCTTTACCTCCTACCACTGAACAAAATGATGTTTCGATCTATCTGGATAATGAAACATCAAAAATGGAAACATTGATGGGAAGAGTTGAAAACTCCATTACCCTTCTCCGCGAATACCGCTCCTCCCTGATCAACTCAGCGGTTACTGGTAAGATCGATCTGAGAGACGCCTTATGAAAACATACAACGAGCAGAGTTTTGAAGCCTATATTGAAGAGACCATGAACAAAGCACTTTGGGACAAAGTGTCCAATAGAAGCTTTGATGCCGAACAGGCACTATTCCCAGAGCAGGTGATCAACTTTATTAAAAGCAGCCAAGCCACGATGTGGGCTGAATTGGCCAAGCTGAATGGCGAATTACTCCCGCAGCAACTGCTCAAAGCATTGGTTAAAGAGCGGAGCAATAAAGGTGCGCTGCACATACTGCGGCATGGCTTCAAGTTTCAGGGCAAGACCATGCGCCTGGCATTCTACAAACCGGCGCACGGCATGAGCCAGGAATCGCAGGCGCTGTATGCCGCCAATCGCTTTCAGGTTTGCCGTCAGGTCTTTTACCATCCCGATAAAAATCAGAGCATTGACATGGTGCTGGCGGTGAATGGTATCCCGGTTGCCACGCTGGAGATCAAGAATCCGGGTACCGGGCAGAGCTGGCGCAATGCCATCCACCAATACAAAGCTGACCGGGACCCTGCCAGTCCCCTGCTGAGCTTCAAATGCGGGGCTCTGGTGCACTTCGCGGTTGATCCGGATGAAGTGTATATGACTACCCGGCTGAGCAAGGGTAAGACCCAATTTCTGCCCTTTAACCGGGGTAGCAAACCCCAGGAGATCGATTGCGGGGCGGGCAATCCCCTGCATCCTTTGGGGCACCGGACTGCCTATCTCTGGGAAGAGGTGCTGGCACCCCAGAGTTTGCTGGATATTATCGGCAGCTTCATCTTTATCGAAGCTGAGGGCAAAGCCAAAGAAACCATCATCTTTCCCCGCTATCATCAGCTTGATGCCGTGCGCCAGTTGATTGCCGCCACTGAAAGTGACGGAGCGGGCAGGAACTACCTGATCCAGCATAGCGCCGGCAGCGGCAAAACCAACAGTATCTCCTGGCTGGCACATCGTTTGGCAAATCTGCATTCAGATGACAAGCTGATCTTCGACTGCGTGGTGGTGATCACAGACCGGGTGGTGCTTGATCGACAATTGCAGGACGCGATCTATCAGATCGAGCATGCCACGGGAGTGGTGAAGCCCATCAAGGAAGGTTCCCGGCAGCTTGCGGAAGCCTTGGTTGACGGCACCAAGATCATCATCACCACCCTGCAGAAGTTTCCCTTTATCATGAGTGGTCTGCTGAGGATCGCCGGGGCCAAGAACACCGCCAACCCGGATGAGGCAGCGCTCCTGAAATCAAAGGTCTGGCAGAACAAGATCTCCGGCAGGCGCTATGCCATCATCGTGGATGAAGCGCACAGCAGCCAGACAGGAGAAGCAGCCCGGGGCCTCAAGCAAGTGCTGGGAGACAAGGCAGCGAAAGTGGATGAAGTGGAAGATTGGCAGGATGAACTGAACAAGATCATGGAATCCCGGGGGCAGCAGCCCAACCTCAGTTTCTATGCCTTCACCGCCACCCCCAAGGGCAAGACCCTGGAGCTGTTCGGCAAGGGTGGGAAAGCCTTTCACAACTACAGCATGCGGCAGGCAATCGAAGAGGGCTTTATCCTGGATGTGCTGAAGAAATACACCACCTACAAGACCTATTTCAAGCTGATCAAGAAGGTGGAGAACAACCCCGCCATGCCCGCCAAGAAAGCAGCGAAAAAACTCTGTAAGTTTATGAGGCTGCATCCCCGCAACGTGAGCCAGAAAACCGAGATCATCGTTGAGCACTTCCGGGGCTGCATCAAGCCCCTTTTGGGAGGCAAAGCCAAGGCGATGGTGGTGACGGACAGCCGCTTGCAGGCGGTGCGCTATATGCTGGCTTTCACCAAGTATCTGGGCGAGCATCACTATAGCGATATCCGGCCTCTGGTGGCCTTCAGCGGCACCGTGCTCGATCCGGAAATGGGCTTGGAATACACCGAACCTGGCATGAACATCGACTTCAAGAATGGCCGGCATATCTCCGAAACGCAACTCAAAGACCGCTTTGGCAGCGAGGATTATCAGATCCTGCTGGTGGCCAATAAATACCAGACTGGCTATGACCAACCCCTGCTCTGTGCCATGTATGTGGATAAGCGTTTGGATGGGGTGCAGGCGGTGCAGACCCTCTCACGCTTGAATAGGATCTATCCGGGTAAGAGCGAGCCCTTTGTGTTGGATTTTGTCAACAAGGCAGAAGATATCCTGGTTGCTTTCAAGCCTTACTATACCGTCACAGAATTGGAGGCGGAATCCGATCCCTCGCATTTGGAATTGCTCAAGCACGAGCTGAACCAGATGAAGGTCTACGACTGGAAAGATGTCCAGAGCTTTGCTCAGGTATTCTACAAGCCTCTGGCTTTGCAGAAGAACAGCGACCATGCCCTGATGCAGAAGTATCTGCAGACCACGGTGGACTCCTTCAAAGCGCTGGACAAGGAAGAGGACAGAGAGAAGTTTTATGACAAACTGAAGGCGTTTGTGCGGCTCTATGCCTTTATGACCCAGCTTATCAGCTACATTGACCAGGAGCAGGAGATGCTCTATAGCTATGGCAGGTTCCTTCTGCCGCATCTGCATCTGGCTGACACTGGCGAAGCCTATCCGGAAAAGGATGTTCAACTGCAGTATTACCGTCTGCAGAAGGTGATGGAAGGGGTTATTGATCTATCCGATGGTGAAGACGTAAAAGTGAAGTCACCTACCGAGGTGGGCACCCGCAAAGCCCAGGAAGAGAACAAGCCTTTATCGGAGATCATCGAGACCCTCAACGACCGCTTTGGAACGGATTTCAGCGAGGCAGACAGGCTGTTCTTTGAGCAGATCAAAGAAACAGCGATGCAGGACGAGAGCGTGCTCAAGACTGCAGCAGCCAATCCGCTGGATAAGTTTGAGCTTGGGATACAACAGATTATCAAAGACCTGATGATGAAACGCCTGAAACAGAATGATAAGATCGTGAGCAGATACATGGATGATAACCTATTTCAATCTGTAATTCTGAGTATACTTGCAAAAGAGATTTACCAGACGGCTAGAACACCGGACGATTTGATCAAGTGAAGAAGCTATCACCTAATCTAGTTTCCTTTTATCAAAACAGAAATCTCAAAAATATGAGAAAAAAGAACAGACTAACTAAAAGGATGAAACATTATAAGCATAAGATCAAAGTCCTTAGCTTATCTGATCCTGTTCTATTAAGCATAATTGAAGCTCCGTCAAGACGAAGAGCGAAAGTCAAAGAAGTTTACCATAAAAAAAACTACAATAATCCCGAGCTCACAATCCTTATTCAAGATGACTTCGGAATTGAAGACAGATCTAGCATCGAAAGATTTTTGGATATTGCCAGGCAATTTGTTGATTGTAACTCTCAAACGATAAATTTCGACCTAGCACGTTGTACCAGAATGTGGCCAAGTGCAGTTACTCTATTGTGTTCATTAAAGCATTGGGTAGAAATGAAAGCCAAATCCGGTCAAACACCCCATCTAAGATCTACGAAATCTGCTTATGATCATGTAAACGGTTACTTAAACGAATGTGGATTTTACGATTATGTTGGACGCACCAGAGATCAAGCGAAATCACAATTTAATCAGAGTGAGATGGTAAAAATTGAAAAAGAAACCGATAGGTCAAGGATAAAGTTAAGAAGGGACCAATTAAGAAATCTGATATCGCAGTATAGTTCTCTTACACCGAGCGAACAAGAGAAATTTGTGGATCATGTGCTAGTGGAAGTAACTAGCAATGTTAGTGAACATGGATTAGGGGTACACAATACTCTGGGGTGGTGGATAATTGCTCAGTATCATAGAAATCACAGTTGTATTTCGCTTTGCATTGCCGATAATGGTATCGGATTTCGCAATTCGCTTTTATCTGGTTCACAATACATGTACATTCGGGAGAAGTACTCCAATATTGTAAGTGATGAAGGTAGGGCAATTAAGCTTGCTTTCGAAGAATCTGTAAGCGGAGCATTATTTGCGCCATTGAAAAAGAAACGTCTTTTAGGCGATCGGTACGAGAGAGGACCTCGACGAGGAAATGGTTTAAAAATAATAAAAGACGCTTGCAAGGAATTCCAAATACCTCTCGCTGTATTGTCCCATAATGGATATCTTTTTATTGACGCACAAGGGGGGTACGAAAAAATGGGTCATTGTGATAAACGTATCTTTGCAGGGACGTTATATCACTTTCTGATTCCAGCAAAAGGAGTACCAAATGATAAAGAGAATTGATGTCGGCAAGGATTTCTTTGTCGACCTTGTGAATAGAGACACAAATCAGGGAGATGGGCAGTACACAGCGAAACAGTTTCGAGATAAGTACTTGAGCGAGATGACAAATCTCGAATTTTGGAAAAAACCTAAGCCTACTATAGAATTAGATTTTCAAAATGTTGAGGTTTTAGGTCCATCTTTTGCCAATGAAGCATTTGCCTATTTTACTCAGTTTACCCAACCTGAAGTCATAAAAAGAGTTATCAAATTCATCAATATTAGCCAAGTTAAAATGTCTACCATTGATGTCGAGCTTAATAGAAGCTATGACCGACTTTGAGTGAAAATCAGTTAACGAGGCATTAGAATGAAGTTTGGTAAATTGCTCTGTGTATTCTTTGTATGTCTATTTAGCTTGTTACTATTCTACACATTGGTAAGACCTATCTTCTACAGATTTGATGCATTAACATGGCCTACGAGACCTCTATCACTTGAAGAAGCTCGTAATTATTACGGCATTCTTTCAGCAATTACTACTGTATTATTCGGATTCTTGGGTTTACTATTAGGATTCCTCTATTTTATTAGAAGGCAGAGATTTGATTTAGCCAACAGGAAAAGAGACCAACTCCGAAAGATACTAGATATGGTTATTAATAAGATAGACTTTATTGATAGTTCGTGTAATAAAATTCTCAACAACTGCGGATCAAGCGTTAACGATAAGAAATCAATTGTAGCCGATGTTTCAACTTCGTGGAACACGTTTAATTCGATATTGGAAAACCATGCAGGATTCCTGCAATTCCAAGATTTAGATGTATACGAAATAGCTGCCGCTTATTCAGTAGTAGATATAGAGATACTTAAACAAGATACAGCAACATTACCTAAACAGAAGCATGCCGCTCTTGTTTACGACTACAATGCTAAAATGAGAAAAGCCAGAAAGATTCTATACTCAAAGTACTTTGATAATATTGGGTAATCACTTTTTCAGAAAATCTGTGTGCTGGTCCTACACTTCCAATGAAACGGCGGAAAAGGCGTATGCGCACCGGAAACACGCACTGGATTCATCTCTGAGTCATATTCTATCTGATCATCCTTGATCCAGGGGGCGAGAGCTTTGATGTAATCCCGGGCATCATCCAGGCTATTGGACTTGGTATCCAGTGCCATCAAGTTATCCATCACATCGATAGCATCGTTTAGTGGGTAAGCTTTGTCTTGAGCAGCCAGAGCCCTGCAGATGTCACTGGTGCGATCATCCAGGATTACTATGAGCTTGTAGTATCTGGCTTTGGCTTTCTTGTAGCCCTGAAGCCTCCCGAACTCACGTATTCTCAGAGCGGTATGCTCTGCCAATCCCTGCCAGTAGTGGGAGGACTTCTCTGCAATGTCACTGAACTGGTCTTTGAGGGTATCTGCCAGCATCTCTTTAGTATATCCCTGCTGGATTGCTTTGGAAAGCACGTCTGCGAAGCTCTGGCAGACATCGGCTTCGAAGTGGTTCCCGATCCAGAACAACTGCTGCTTCTGAATAGTGGAAGAGAGATGCTGATCGTCAATGCCCCATAGCCCGATGCTGGTCTTGGTGGGGGCTTGCACTTGGGTGTCTTTGAGTCCGAGCCGCACAAAGCGGTCTATTATCGCTTTGGTGGGCTCATTGACCAGAGCTGCGAAGTCATCTCCCAACTGGGTATTGATGATGCCCATAAGCTTATCTATGGAGTCCTGGTTGATCTTCTCGGCTCGTGGCATGTCACTCAGCATCTGGATAGCAAGGCGGGTAGCATCTCTGATCTCGGTCTTCCAAGCATTATTGAGGACCCGGTAATACTCAAGCATGAGCTTATCATAGTAGTTCATCAGAAACTGAACCTCCGGACTTTGACTCTATTTCTGCCGATATCGTATTCCGAGAAGCGTTCCAGGCATCCTGCCAGAGCATCACAGCCATCAATATAGCCATCTGGATAAGTGAGGAACTGGGATATGAGGGTTGGTGTATCCTGTCCCTCCGGAAAGAGCACCTTGGCTGTCTCGATGATGGTCTCGGTTCTTTCAATGCGGAGGTTCTTGTTATCTTTGTTATCGATGCGCTTGATGCGGTGGCTGATTGGTGGCAGATGATTATCTGTAGCCCACCGATCAAAGTCGGCAAGGATACGAGCTTGACCATAGGTTGTTTCACAGGCTGCTCTGGCTTTTACTCTGTATGTGCGATCCAACTCCTGATAGGCATCATAATAGTATCTAAAGAACTTGGTGTTCTCAGTTTGACGTATCCAGACATGAAGTACATAGAAGCGGTTTCCATCATAGCCAATGGAGATAACTGCCTTGTAACAGCCCTTCTCTCCCCAGGCAGGATCGGCATAGAGCCAGACCCGCTTCATCTGGGATGGTTCTGGAAGGATTCGATACTTGGTAAACCAGTGATTCTTGAAGATGTTCCCTTCTATTACCGGCTGACCGAGCATCTCCCTCTGATAGCCTGTATGACCGAACTTGGCTCGCAGGTTGGGCAGAGTTGCAGTAGGGTACTGCTCCTCCCAGATAGACTTGCCCTGCATGTCTTCGAGAGAGAAGCGCAATATCGCTTTCTGGTGCGTTTTGAGAACCGACTGGCATCCTGGGTCTAATTCTGGATTATCTGCCCGTAAATCGCCTAATATGAGTTCCTGAAACTGGCAGATGGAGTAATTGGGATGTACCAGGTTACCCAGCCAGACGATCTTGCCATTTCCCTCGGGTGAGAGAGCTCCGGCAAGCTCCTGGGTGATCTTCTCCATGCGTCTCTTACCAATGGACTGGTTACCCATGTTCTCTTCTTTATGGCTCAAGTTCAATTATGGTGGGTAGAAAAAACTTGAGAGGAACGAGGCATGAATTTTAATGACACTACTAATAACCACAAAAGGAGTGTCTCATGCAAGTTCCTCTCAAGGACCAAATATCCGAAG